ACCAGTATCTCCTGTATTTCCAGTATCACCTTTTAATCCTTGAATACCTTGAATACCTTGTGCACCAGTATCTCCAGTATCACCTTTTAATCCTTGAATACCTTGTGCACCAGTATCTCCTGTATTACCTTTTAATCCTTGGATACCTTGAGCACCAGTATCTCCAGTATCACCTTTTATTCCTTGAATACCTTGTGCACCAGTTGGTCCAGTATCACCTTGTATTGGACCTGTTGATCCAGTAAGACCTGGAAAATTTAAAAATGTATTTAGATTGTAATCCATAGTTTTATTTGTTAATACTTGTGAATCTGTTATACCAACAAAATCAGATGATGGTATTTGATATGAATTAATATAATTTGTTGTTACATTTAATGTATCTGTTACAACTGTTGTTGTTGATACTGATACAGCTGCATTTAAATTAATACAATCTATTATATCAGTATTAATAGCTACACTTGATACGATTTCATCGCAATATAATTTTATTTTATTTGGATTAGTTAATGCTGAATAAGACATATATATATATGTTATATAATAATTATTTTTCTTGTATAAGTATATATGTCATATTCAGCATTAACAAGTCCAAATGAGTCTACATTATATTGTAGTACTATATTTGCATCAAACATAGGTAATTCAGGTATTGGACCAATGGGACCAGCTGGACCAACTGGACCAACTGGTTATACTGGACCAAAAGGAAATATTGGTGCAACTGGTAAAGATGGATCAACTGGACCAAGTGGAGGACCTATAGGTCCAACTGGAAAAATAGGACCAACTGGACCTCAAGGATTTCAGGGACCAATGGGATTTCAAGGTATAAAAGGAAATACGGGACCAACTGGTAAAGATGGTCCAACTGGAGCTGATGGATTAATTGGACCAACTGGGCCAGCTGGTAGTGGTGGATCTACTGCAAGTACGTCATTACCATTTTTGCATATTACTACGTCTGGAGGAATAAATGCATTAACAACTGATTTAAATATCACATCCGCACCAAATAAAGATATTAATTTAACAACTTCCAAAAATATACTATTAAATACAACTGGTGATATATTAGTTAATGGTGATATTATACAAACTCAACCATATAGTATTAATTCCGCAAATTTTATATCATCATCAACACTTGGATTTACTACAACATCCTCAAAATTAAATATATATGGAGCATCTGGTACATTTATTAATATTGAATCTGTATCTAGCGATATTTTTATGAATGCTGGTAATAATCTAGATATTATTGCAAAAAGAATGATTGTTGAAGTACCTAATACTATACAATTGAATGCATTAGGTGGTATAGAATTATATTCTGTTTTAACTAGTGATTCTCAAATAATAGCACCATATATTGAAGCAGTTGACGCATTAATAACAAATACTATAGAAAATCCAGTCATAACAAATGAAATAAATATAAATAGTCCTTTATTTTTAGAAAGACCACAAATTAGTAGTCTTAATGCAATTGATATTAACTCAACAAATAGCACAATTAATTTGAAAAGTGGTGTTAATTTTAAGAATGCTTTACCTAATCTTACATATGCACCATTTGAATTATATTCTAAAGGTACATTGTTTAGGATTGCTACTACATCTAATAGTTTTGGAACATTACTAAATAATCCAGTTGTCTTTACTATTGATTATGTTAGATGTGGAAATTTAGTTACATTACGTATACACGAAAAACTATTTACCATCACATTAGGTTCTCAACCATATGGTACTATTTTATTAGCTGCTATACCTAGTGAATTAAGTCCATCAAATAGATCTGTAGGTATTGGATATACAACTATTACAAATAGATTACCATTACCTACTGAATATGAAACATTAAGTGCAACAATAGATACAAATGGTATTATTTCATTTGGTATTATTGAACAGAAAAATGAAATTCCCACACCATCAGGTCCAGAAATATATAGTTTTTCATCTGTCACGATATCATATATTGTATAATTTTAATAATATATTTAGTAAATACATTATTTATTTTAATTTATTGCATAAGTCTTTGTTTCAATTCAGCTCTAGACATCATTTTTCCACCAACACGAGCACCGGCAACATAAGCTCCACCTTGAGCATCATAATATTCTTGAGCACCTAATACTAGACCACCTTTCTTTTTTCTTCCAGCACCAAGGGCTTCAGCTCCTTTAGCAGCAACACGTGCAACTGTTTTGGCTGGCATATATACATCTGGAATAACATCTGCAACAAAATTTAATCCTTTTGAAGCCAATTTATTATCTTTGACAAATTTTCCAACTTTAGATAAGGATGATTTCAAATTAGTAAAGAAATTTCCACCTTGAACATCTTGAAGATCTTTATAAGTATAAGTATCAGACAATTTAGAATCGAGAACATCTTGACGAGTCAAAACTCCAATTTGAGTAACAGCTCTTCCATTTTCAATAGTAAATGATCCTTCAGAAACAACAATAATCATGAAATTAACAGAAGTTAAAGTTTTATTGTAATTATTTTTGGCTTTAACAGTAATTTGTAATTGGTAATTTCCCAAAACACCAGCACTTTCATCAGCATTTTGCATTCCAAGATCAGTACCAAATTCGATACAAACAGGTGCACCAATACTACGATAATCACCAAGTGGGACAGCACCTAGATTACCCATATTACCTGCAACTTTTCCTCCAGAGAATTCAGCCCAAGTAGCTTGTAATCCATTTTTAACAGACATTTCATAAAGTTGTTGTTGAGACATTCCACTAAACAATCCTGCACGATTAGCCCAATTGCAACTTACGTTTTCAATAGACAAATAAGTATCAGTATCTTTATATGTTTGTTGTGCACCATCTTTAACAAGTAAATACATTCTTCTTGGAATACTATTTAATTGAATATTTGCAGAAGGAATTGGAACAGATCCACCTGCCGCAATTGCAGAACCATATTGATTTGGATATCTTTGAACTTCAAAATAGTCATAAGTAATACTTTTTGGAACTGGTTGAGTAATTTTTGGAGTAAGATAGTTAAACAACATTGATGGATTTCCTAATGTTACAACTGGCGTATTCATCGCAATACCAGCATAATCAGTATGAGACCATACACGAGATAAATTACTTGCCCATGTAAATGTCAATTGCATAGATTGGACACCAATAAATGAACATAATTCACCATAAGATCCAAATGGAGATAAAAAGACAGGTTCAACTAATTCGGCATCAATAATAACTGATGTATTAGTTGCACCTGGTCTAACTGTAAATGGAAATCCACCACGAGCATATATATTATCTCTATATGGTGCTAATGGTGAAGAATTTGATCCTACTAAATCGGCATATTCGAGACAATTATCTAACATAGATGGAAAAATAGAATATTGTTTATGTAAAATATGATCAGGATTATTATATCTCGACAATGGATGAATAACATCAGCTAATGAAATGCTTACATTCGCATTATTAATTGTTGCCGAAAGATTTTCACAAATAGATGATACTGGAAATGCACGAAATCCATCATAAAATTCTTGTAAAAGTGTTGCGGGTGTTCCTGATAAAATAGTTGCAGTAAAAGCAATAGAAATAGGTACTTTAATATAACATACACGACCAACTCCAATATTTTGAGATGGAGGAGGAACATTAAATGTTGCTGAATTATTATTTGCACTATTGGCAATAACTTCTTTCCATGTAGATTCTGATGGTCCATCGAGAACTCCATAAACTCTTTCTTCATTGAAATTCATTTTTGGATCCATAATTTTAACTGCTTTTAACGGGTAGACATTATCCATATTGCTTATATATTATTGTAACATAAATTAATTTATAATAAATTTATATTATATTATATTTTACCATTTTCTTTGAAACATAAATTTTATAGTTAATAATTGATGAACTTGAATATATACCGGATATAAATTTAAATATTGATCTGAAAAATATACTTGGACATTTATTTTTTTTAAAGCACCAATTCCAACCATATCTATATATCTAAATTGTACTGGATTATATTGTTGAATAGATCTCGGATTTGCTGAATCAGAATTATCAGGCTCAAAATCTACAACTATAGGACTAAAATTTAATATACCATTACTATTTACAGTTCCTTGTATTCGTTGTGGAATATTTTCAGCAAATATTGGCATACTATTTGATGTTAAAACTATACTTTTAAAATGATACCAATATTGTATAGCTCTAAATTCATCTGTCATAGTATAATATACTTTAGCTGGTAGTCCTTCTTCAATTGTTATATTATTGTATAAATTTTGTACTAAAAACTGTACATCTAATCCAAATGGATCACCATAGTCATATTGTTTTTTACGTTGTGCTACAAAATAACTACCTAGTTCATTGTTCATAAAAAATTGAAAATTATTTAATGCATATCCTTCTTGATATTTAAATGAAAATTTTTGTGTTTCAATATCATATGTCAATATGGGTGGTACAATAATATCATCAGGTGGTGCACCATAAGTTCCTGTCCACTCATCGAAACATGATTTTATTGCTGTATTTATGATATTTGTTATAGTTGATATATTATAAATGTAATAATATGGTGTTATAATTGCTTTTGGATTTGGGGGTTGTGGATTAGGTAATATATTTGATTCGTTTACATATACACAATATTTTTGTATAATTTGTTCATTATGATTAAATGAAACAGACCATCTCATTAAGTTTGGATTATTTTGTCCAGATTGTATATCTGCTAATTGTATAGGTATTAATGAACATGGAATACTGAAACGATTAATTGCTAATAAATAATCCCCGGCATTTTCCAATATACTATCATTTTGTTCGATATTTTGTCTCGCTATTACTGGTTCTGAATTTTCTGAAGTACCAATGTCTTCAAATGGTTTTATAACCATATTATAATAAACTCTTTCGGGCTGGTATTTATTTCCTGACATTTATATATATACATTATATATTTATATTTAATAATTAATCGTTAATAATGTTACAAGAAAATCTGGACTTATTTTCTTATCCATAAATAACTTTGCAAATTGTTTAATGGATAAATGTCTCAATATTAATCTCATTCCAACCCAACGTCCACATGTATTATTATCATTATGTAATTTTTGTAATTTATATTCATTATAAATTATCTGTCTTCCCGTATTATATAATAATGCGGTTAAATGTGGAATATTTTGACCTGATATTTTTCTAAAATTACTTGGTATATATTTTATTTCATCGTCAGGTTTCATTGAATATGGATCAAAGAATTCTATTGAACCATCTTTATGTTCAAATACACATACCCAGTGACCATAATTTTCTTTTGATAAATATATTAATATTAATGCTTTATGTTTGCCCATTGCTTCAAAAATATTATTATATCTGCTTAATTCAGGATAACTCAATAAATTAGCTTTATAGTTGACCAACTTTAACAATTCATCTTCACTAAAACTTTTTGATTGTGCTTTTTTAATTACATTAACTAAATTATCCATATATAATTTAGTTAGATTTTTATATATTAACATTACCATAAAATTCTGATAGCGTGATAATTTGCACTATCAATATTATTCACAGTTAATCTGTTATTACCATCTCTAATTTTTGATGCACGTTTTAAATAATTGCTCCTTCTTACTTTATCAACATGATCTAAATTAGAAAATAATCTAGTTCGATCATAATAATGTTGCATATTTCTATCACCGAAGTGAATTGTTTTGCCATTCACTTTAACCATAAGTTTTTTACCTTCGCGTGTTGATTTTAAATAATTAAGACCGTCTACTACAACCATATATAATTTAGTTAGATTTTATATTTAATCTTTATTCAATAGATAACAACCACCAGAATATACAATTGCTTGAGGAAATGATGTAAATATCTGTATCCATCTACTTGGCAAATTTAATATACGTTTTATTTCTGCATCATTTAATCCCAAATAACCTTTTAAATAATATCTTAATTGTCTTGTTACACCACCTTTTGGAAAGATAACAACATTGTCACTTTCTTGTAAAATGGTTCTACTATGTTTATAATCTGTAACATTATGTGCACTTGTAATAATATTAATATCATATGATCGACCAACTTCTAATATATCATTTTTCATATGAGTTACTGCATCTCTAATTTTCTTTTGCGGAATTGTATCAGTATCATCAAATATAACTAATTTATGTCTTAATTCTTCTGGATCAATTGGATCATCTGCCAATGTTTCATCTAATATCATTCTTTTAGGTCCTAATTTATCCAATACTTCATCATCACCTTTTCTAGAAAATAATATAATTTCTTTTTCAGGAAATAGTTTTTTAAATTCGGCAGTATAGTTACTAATCCATGTACTTTTTCCAGATCCAGATGGTCCAGTAACATAAATTGTAGCTCTCCTATTAATATCTGGAACTGGTACAATATTACCATCATGCAATATTAATTCTTTATCAATTTTTTTATCTTTTATTATTTTGGCTCTATCGTATAAATCTAATATTTTTTCATCAGCTGGTAGTACATTCTTTTCTAAATGACTTATTACGCTCTGTATTTCTCTTGTATTTAATCTACCTTTCTGTTTTAAATTCTTAAATAATAATTCATTTAAAATATCATCATCAAATGGGACCTTCTTAGTCATTCCCTTTTCTCTTTCTTTATCCGAATCTGGATCATATAAATATAATAGTTCTTTGTCATACTTTCCTCCTTGAATACGACCGATAAGTCTTCCTTTTTCGAAACTTAACATTTATTTATTATATACATACAATAGATAAAATTTTTAAAAAGTGAAAACACATATTATAATTTATCATACATATTTACCAGTAATTTTGATTTTATTTTGTAAATAGTATTTTTCTGCATAATCATTTGTAATATTGCTGAATGCTTGTAATATATCTTCTATAATTATTTTTGTATCTTCTATATTTAATGTATAATTCTTTCTCAAATAATCTAATTTTTTATCTATATTTCCCTCTTTAAAATCGACACTATAAACATATGATAATCTGTTTTTGATATCATCTAGTTCTTTATATATGTTTCTAATTGGTAAGTTATTAGCTTCAATTTTGTCTAACATATCAAGTAATAATTTTAAATCGGAAGATACTTGATATAATATTGCAACATCTGATCTAATTAATGGTGTTAATTTTTCTAACATTTTTTTATCTTTGTATTCTTTCGCTAATATCCATAATCGTTTTGTAACTTTAAATAAATTATAATATTTATCAGACATATATTTTGCTATTTCAGCTTTTAAATATTCTATATATGGTGGTCGTTCATCATTGATATATTGTATATTACCATCTTTGTCGTTATATATGATATCCATTAGATTTGTAATTTCAATAAATCTGTTATTAACAAATGACCATGCATCTAATTTTATAATTGTTTTATCCTTTAATGCATCAGATAATTTCTTTATTCTATTATTTGATAATACTTTGTATCCATTTTTAATTTCATCTAAAGACCATCTTAATACATATTTATTTCTAAAAAATTCAAATAATTTATCTTTATCTTTTAATAGTAATATTACTTCATTATATTCTGTTGTATTCAAATATTTTTCATCATGTAATACTTTAATGTAATCTTTAATATTTTTTATACTTTTATTTATATCAATAAAATAGACATCATCCAGACCGGCTTTGAAATCACCAAGAAATGAATTGCCCGAATTAGTAATATTTTTAACAATATCTTGCATAGTAGAAACAGCATTTTCGTAAGGATCGCCGTATATAATATCTTTATATTTTTTTGTTACATTTACCTTTTCATTCAAATCTATATCTGATGGATATAATTGTGATTTAAATGAAAATGATCCAACTGGATATGTATCTTCATCGAAAATAACTAAATTAATAGCATCTAATATAGGTTTTGAATAACTTGAGTGCAATTTTCTGGATATTAAATTACCACCTTCTGATCCATAATATTTACCTGTCATTCTTTTTGCTACAAATGGTAAAACATCTTCAAATCTCATTTTACCATTAATACCCATATTTGCAGCTGTATATCCTAATTGATTAGGATATTTATTATAACATTCAATTGCTCGAATATCTGCATCTCTAACAGCTTTACGTCTATCTTCATCTGGTAATTCTGAAGCAGCCATATAATCCAAATCATGAGTTCTACTACATGCATCAATATCATTAAAAGGTTTGTAGTTACGTACCTTTTCTAAATCTACTCTCGAACCCGGACCTGTAAAATTAGCACAAGCAAACGAATCATGTAATTCGCCCATTTCTAAAGGTCTAGCTCGTCCCTTACAAAATTTCTTACGATAAAGGTTAGAAGCAACTTGAAAACCTTTTTTTGCTAAATAACTTAAATCACCACCATTATTTTCGTGTTTTGTTATTCTATGTTTTACAATAGGATACGTTGACATTATATATAATATATTCATATATTAAATTTAATTTATTTTTGATATAATCCATTATCTTTGATTTGTTTTAGTGTAATACCTGGATATTCGGCACGTATACGTCTTAATTGTTTTTGATAATCAGTTTCAACATATTTCTTAGCCTTTACTTTTTTAGCTTTCTTCATAGCACCTGCAACTGGAGCTCCACCAAAATTACGATTATAGCCATAATCTTTAGATTCAATCATAACACCTGCTTTTTTTGTTTTCTTAACCGCACCAGCAACTTGAGATCCACCAACATTACCAATGGCAGCAAGTGGGCATAATCCCATACATCCACCTTGTTTACTAATCTCATCTTCTTTATATAAAATTCTTTGATTTTCTTGTTTCATTTTTTGTTCGAGAATATTTCTAACTCTTGCCCTTAAAGCCGAATCATCTTGATAACCATAATACATTTGTTCAGTTTCTCTAGGTAATACTGGTTCAAATATTTTCTCTTTCAATTGCTTTCTAATAATTTCATCAGCTCTTGTTCTAATCTTATAATCACGTTTGCTTTCGCCATATGGTCCTTCTGTATCTTGAGCATCTGCACGTAATTCAGCAAGTTGTTGTGATTCATTCGCTTTGTCATCTAAATTTTTTTGTTCTTGAGATGCAAATTTAGCATTCGATTTATTTAATTGTTCTCTTTCGATTTCTTCTTGTTTTTGACCTCCTCTAAATCTACGCATTATATAATATTACAATAGATAAAATTATATATTAAATTTATATTAATCAATATTATACGATTTTTTTTAATTTATCTTGTAATTTGATAATTTCATTCTTAGTATTTTTCAATTCATCTTTTAATTGTTCTTTTGATGTTACATCTTTT